ACTAGGACCCATTGCATAAACAGTTGCTTGCTTGTTACAACTTTCACAAACTTTTATCTCGCTCATTCCCCCACCTTCACAATCTTAAATCCTGCAATTTCGATTTGTCTGACAATGTAATTTGCCATTGAACTAGGTGATACTGGCAAGCCATATTCAAATGATGCCCACAACTCTTTTGCTAGGTGTGAAACTATTTCATCATTTTCTTTCATAGCGGCAGCTCATCAGATTTATCTGCCAATGCAAAGTCAATGCGTGCTTGTGCAATTGCCACATACTCAGCCGATTGATCTATTCCAATGAAATCAAAACCTTCATAGGCACACGCTTTGCCAGTTGAACCTGAACCCATAAACGGGTCAAGCACAATGCCGTTGGGCGGTGTCACCAGGCGAATGAGGTATTGCATCAATGATGTTGGTTTGACTGTTGGGTGATGGTTTAGCTTTGCATTGTTGGTGCGGTTGCGTGGATTATCGCCACCGACCCCGCCATCCTTGCGACCATCGTGATCACGCTTTGCCTCAAACCCATCAAGCCCTTCGTTCCTGTCACGCTTGCTTGCCTTTGCGCAGTAAAAAAATCGGGCGGCGCTGCCACTGTCACCGTAATTATCGGGTGCATTTGCTTCTTGAACATTATCTTCGCTACCACTCAACATAAAACCTTTGCGTTTTCTTGATGACTTTTGAAAAGAACCGCCACCAGTATCAGGAAACAACGCCACAACCTCATCACTGCCATCGTGAATGAAGTTGGCGGGGAAGCGGCCTGCTTGTTTTCCGTTATCAACTCTTGACTGTTCATTTTCTTTGTCTTTATTTATTGAAACCTTTTGAAAATCTCCACCTGAAGGTTGATAGCCTTCAAAACGCGACCAATCGCCGCCATCATTTTCATCAACATAACCAACCCGCGTACCGTCAATGTTCAACCCGCCTACGCCAAAGGTCAACACATTGTTTGCAACAGTGCCCTCTAACGGCTTGCGAGCAAGCACCATTGGTTCGTGGGCAGGTTTGAGTGCAGTGCCCCAGCCTTGCCACTTGGCAGCATCGGGTGATAACTCAACAACTTCGCGTTCAACGACATTTGTTTGCCGACCAGCGTGCATTGAACCGCCTTGAATTCCAATGTCAATCTTTTCTGTTCCAATGACTTCACCTTCAAAATCTGAAGCCTTATCAATCCCCTTGCTGATGTTGTGCGACTTGGGAAAGCCTGACCCATACACCCACATAATCTGATCGCGGATTTGAAACCCTGCATCCTCAATGGCAACGGCCATGCGGTGATAGGTGCGACTGCCTGAAAAAGCAATCAAGTGGCCACCAGGCTTAATCACTCGCAACGCCTCTTGCCACACTTCAACATTAAATGCAATGCCACTTGCATCCCATGACTTGCCCATGAAACCTAGCTCATACGGCGGGTCGGTGACAATTGAATCCACCGAGTTATCAGGCATCGCCTTCATTGCCTCAATGCAATCTGCGTTAATTAGTTTCATCTTCCCCCACCATTCTTGAGATAATCCACTCAACAACAGGCACCGCTACCGCGTTGCCCATTTGCTTGTAACGGTTTGAATCTGCCTGGCCATCTGTCCAACCATCAGGAAACCCTTGAAGGCGCTCACATTCTGTTGGTGTTAGTCGGCGAACTACTGCATCATTTGATATTTGAATTGCTGGAACATTACCGCCACCAGTTCCCCATCTTTGAATGACTGTTTGCATAATCTCATCATCATAAATGCGTACATCATCAACGCGTGTTCCATCTAAAATTAAAACTGTTGATCTTACTTCTGTTGCGTTATCAAATGCGTTCAAAGTAGGCACAACCCCCCCCGCAATCCAAGTTTCATAATCTTCATCATTTTGCGCCCTGCGCCCCTTCACAAACCACATTTTCAAGCGCAGTTTGAAGTTGAATTGGCAATGTCTTTTCTTTGCGATTTGCTCGCCGTAAGATACCCAGCGCGGCCTTCGGCGATAGCGAGTATTTCTTCAGGTGATCTCCCTGAGTCTCCAAGACATCCGACAATAAAGACCCTACGCCTTCTTTGTGGTACTCCGAAGTGTTGAGCATCAAGCACCCTGTATGCGACACGATACCCGCGCTTAACCAACGCTTCGAGAACAAAGGCCATATCTGCACCTTGATTGCTGGAAAGTAGGCCAGGCACATTTTCGAGGATAAAATTCTGCGCTCTTGTTTCGTCAAGTAATCGGCAGATTTCCCAAAAAAGTCCACTCCGTTTTCCAGCCAATCCTGCTCGTTTTCCAGCCACTGATAAATCTTGACAGGGGAATCCACCTGTAATGATTCCATTTCTAGGTTCAAATCCTGCTGCGATAAGTTGTTCACCTGTTACCCCCGATATATCGCCAAAGATTGTTGACTCAGGAAAATGTCGGCGTAACACATCCTGGGCTTTTTTATCTATCTCAACTGATGCAACTACTTTCACACCATTGCGTTCTAAAGCTAAATCAAAGCCACCTACACCTGCAAATAATGAAACTGCAGTTCTCATTTGCTCCCCCATCCATCACCCTTGAGAACAATGCCCCCAAGTGAATACTTGCGTTGCATTAACTTCTTTTTGCAACTTTCGCAAATGATGCGCTTTTCATCATTCATTTCAAAAAACACTTCAGCAATATGCCCACAATCGCAAGTGAATTCATAAAATGGCATTATTCCCCCGTTCGTTAGTTTTGCGTGGCGTTACAGGAATCGAACCTGTTAGCACATCCCCCGATGTGTTCCCGTCTAGTAACCATTACAACGCCGATCTCTTGGGGTAGAAAGGACAAGCACCCCAAGAAGTTTAGTTAACTGGTTTTGCTCCCAGTTGTGCTAACAATGCCTGTACTGCAGGGTCGTTGATGTTGGCGCTGGCAGGTGCCGCTGCAACTGGCGCAGGCGCTGCACCAGCGTTGCCGATAAATGCGTTTGCCTTTGCCACTGCATCAGCATCGCCTGTTGCATCTACAAGAATCCACGGCGCTGACTTACCAGGCTTTGCTTGGCCCTGTCCGATACGAGCCAATACCTTTTGGCCAATCTTGGTTTTCAATGCGTTCTTCAAAGCTACATTAAAGAACAATACTGATTCGTGATTGAATCCTGTATCTAAATCATTGATGCGTACTTCAATTGCATCTGCATCACCATGAACTGTTTGAATACCTGTTTTGTATTCCAATGGTTCAAGGATGAGCAAGTGTCCGTTCAAATCAGCAACTTTTACTGATTCTGTGTTATTGCTAGGTGCTGAAAAAGCCATTTGGCTTTCCCCCGTTTCTTTTGGTTTGGTGTTAGTTTGTTTCTAACTCTGTTGGTGGTGTCAGTTCAGCCAATTCTTTGGCAATGTCATTGATTGTTTTGGCAGGGATACCGCACCCGCAGCCGTCACGCTCACACACCTGTATCACCATTGCAGGCAACTGATAGATCAGTGCTGAAAGGTCGGTAATACGGGCAATACATACACATTCGGCTTGGTGTTGCAGGTATCAATGCCCACATTTCAGGCGTTGTCTCAACATCAATGGTAGATAACAATGAATAGACTGAATCAAGGCGAGCAAGGGCGGCGATTGCTGCCTGCTCATCGTAATCAAACAATTCGATGTGCATATCTTCAATGGAACCGCCTGTTGGCAAGAAAACAAGGCCAACCTTATTGACCTGCACACCTTGTTGGGCTTTTCCGTAACCGTAAAGCTGAACCTGAGTAATCTGTTGGCTGGTAGCACCTTCACTGCGCTTGGCTTTAACACCTGCAGGTGAAGTGGTTTTCCAGTCCAATACATAACCTTTTTCAATATCGTAAAGGTCAATGGTGCCTGAAAGGTTCGCGCGAATCTTTACTTTTTGCTCAACCTCGTAACGATCAGGCATTGTGCTAAAAATACCTTCAAGAAATGAATGGATGGCGGTGCCGACATTGGCAGCCCAGGAACCGCCACCCGATTCATTTGCCTTATCCCAATCAAGCAACTTGTAGGCAAGTCTGCGTACACATTCTTGACCTACTTCAGATGGACCGATGTACACCTGTTGGCTTCTTGGTGACCACTTACTTGCTTCACTAATAATGCCACCGAGTTCAACGGCTAACTGTTGTGCTGGATTGTGTAAAGGCGTGAAATTCATTTGTTAGTTGTCCTCGTTTACAATAGAGAATCTGCGGGAAGTAGATACTACCTCAAGAGCCTCTATTACTTGTGCAGGTAGGATTTCACGGGCGCGTTTGGTGTCAAAGCGCCTTGATTCAACAAATGAGTAACGAACAACTGGGCGGTTCAAGAACATCCCAGTTTCATTATCGCCTAATGCTCGCTCAATGTGTGCGCGAGCTACATCTGCAACTTCTTGCAGTTCCTTGATCTTGGCAACGGCAGATTTATACTGCTCCAGCCAAGCGGCAGTGTTGGCATCAAAATCCACCA